ACTTCCATAGGACGATCAACCCAAGCATCTGCAAGGCGGAACGTAATACCGTACTTACCATTGACCGTAGGAAACCGACTACGCCAACCTTTTAGAGGGCTATAACAAGGCATATTACATCCTTATTCCGCCCCTCTGAATACTGCGTGGCAAATTGCGGGGATTAACACGCATAGCATTACTTCGAAATACTCGACGACTCTTAGATCTACCCATCCTTTTTCCTCTACGCATTTTTTATCTCCTAAAAAAAACCTAAAAAACTAAAAACAAAGACTTGGTGTCACCTGGGACAGTTAATATCTAGTAAGATAACTGTCCCATCGATTTTTTGCAAGAATAATCGAAAAAAAAAAGGCCGCCCCTTACGGAACGGCCTATGAACCCACACAGGAGGCTATGTGAGCTATGTGGAATTTGCCTTACTCTCATCAGGCATGACCACATTGTTGTGTGCCTCTACATCGGCTTTAGGCAGCAATCCGAGCTTAATACACTCATCTCGATTTGATGGGTTATCGACAAAATCCAACAATACCGCAGGGTTATCATTAAACCGCTTACGAATTACCGATGGCAAAGCATCAAATAATAATTTCGACTCATTCACAAGATTTAATGCTTCCTGATAGGACCCTACATCAGAGACATCAGCAAAAGTACCTACACGATTGCTTAATTGCGGCTGTATTCCATGCATTAAATACTTACTAACTATGACATTAACATCACATTCCCTTTGAAAACTTTGTTTTGTAACACTCTCACCAACAGACGTAGTTGAATACAATCCGGGTATAGGATCATCATATCTCGACCTAATATTTACCATAATAATATCTCCAAATAAAAATTGAATATCACCCTCTCACTTATATCAATTAACCGCCGCTAGCAGCTGCACGCGCAGCGGCTCTACGGATTGTGAGAGGGACAATTACAAGTCAAAAAAAAGAAACAAGAAAAAACTAACAACAAAAAACAACAAACCATATATACAATAATCAACCATAGTACTGTCTCAAAATTGTTAAAATAATTAACAAAGACAATGTAATAACTAACCAAATCTTAAGAAAATTAATCATTAAATAATTCACCTGTATTTGTATTTATCCTTGGAAAATTACTTTTATTGCGTTTCACGGGCTTACCAGATTTAGTAGTTCTAGGGATATGTCGGGGAAATGCTTGATTTTTGAAATTTCTAAATAATATTGCATTTGCGACTGTGTTTCCACTAAACCCTAAACTATTAAAAAATTCCCTAGTTGGAGCAGCCCACTTATGAGTACGGTAAAAATCACCTACTTGTTCCTGCCTATCTATTTCACTAGCCATTTGCCTACTATGTAATAATGCACTATTGGCATTATGACCTTCTGTGACAGATCTATTTTTATTTAATTCTGCCTCAGCAAGTAAATTTTGAGTAGCAGCGTTCTCTCTATTAATACCAGCTCTCATCATCTCTCGTTCTAAACCTACAGCTTTACCAGCACTTGAGACCGATGATCCAGCTCCCTCATACTCATTATGTGACGGAATTAATTGAGATTGAGGAGTAGATGCTCCACCGTGAAGTGCAGATAATACAGGATTAAGTCCGGCCGCCTTAAGATCAGCCACTGCACGTTGATGAGCTGTATTACTCATCCTTTCTTCCCACGCTTGTTGCATCCGCATTAATTTACGATTAGATCTATTACTTGACTTGCTGCCCATAAATGACATACCACCGCCAAGTAATTGCATCCCACCACTAATTAGTGCTGATGTTGTTATTGGATCCATATATTAACTCCCTAAAAATGATCTATCATCCCGGGAACACCATATACAGGTAATGGTCTAGCTGCTCTAATGTCAAACCACATATCAAGGATAAATTGCGGCTCTGACGGTACAGCAATAACTCTATCTACAGGAGGATCATCCTGTATAAATGATGAATTAAGAAGCGGTAACGCTGAAAACTCTTGGCTAAGATGCCATATATCAAGAGAAGTCGCAGCAGTAGATCGTAACTTACCAGTAATTAGTGATGGATGGTGTCTATACTCGGCATACCTCTCCTGATAGCCAAATACCTTATCGTCTATGATCACTCCCGCATCTAATACAGTTGGCCCTTGAGCATATATCTCTTTGTTTAAGACTGCTTGTTCACCTATCTGTGCAAGTGCAGGCCAATAATAATCATAACGTGTACGCCTACTAAACTGGCGATTAAGGCCTTGCTGGTACGTAAGATCAGCCCTGACATTGCATAATCCAATGACTAAGCCGTGCTCGGTAAAGGATTTTGCAAATCCACTATTACCACCTGCAAGCAACCCAACTCCAGACAAATTACCTAATGGACTATTAGCAGTAGTCTCGCTTGTTTGGTGGATCGGCTGCATTAATATTGGATAACTACCTCCGCCAAGATACTCAGGTCGCTGCACTCGATAATCTGGACATGATACACCAAAATGAGACCTTAATATCTCAATATATCGACTACCACCCCTCGCATCACGCTCTAACATACGTTGAACTTGAAATGATTGTCTAAGAGCATTAATGCTTACGCCGCTTACACCGCTCAAATCAGCCTTAATATTTGTAAGAAATTCATCCAACGTGTTAGTAACTGAATTAGTAGCTTGTAATTGCCCACCATAAGTAAGATTGGTTGGACTACTAGAACTGTTAGCAATTACACCATAAGGTTGAGATTCGCCACCCTGCATAAGGTACAACCCCGTATGGGCATTGGTTCGAACATTTACCAAATTACCTGTACCGATATAATCATTCCAATCATTATCGGCAGACGTGTTTACAAGATCGGCATTACCAGACAATCCAATGCCTACACCTTCACCCTTCTGTGGCCAAGGGAGACAGCTGGTGAAGTAGTCAGCTCTCTTATTTCTCCTTTGTAACACAAAATTAGTATAAGTATCATCAGCATCAGCAGTCGACTTGTAAATACTATCTTGCAGATTTTGATCTCTGAACCATTCATTCCAGATCAAATTGTACGCCCTAAAATACAATGCATTGCATTTAATGCCATTAATCCCTGTCGGAACTCCAAAATAATCATATAAACTACCGACAGCATGCCCTGCAGTAGGAGCGGCTATCTCTGGTACTAAATAATCCGTACTGTCTCCCGGATCGACCTGTTCGCCACAGAACTTAGGCCAGTTAGCCCATAGTAACCGATTAGGCACATAGAAATAAAATGTGTCAAAGTACAAATTATCAATAAATGGTACGATAGGAGTAGTTAGTCGGCAAAATGCAGTATGCCTAACTTTAAACGTATCTCCAGGCAATACCTCATCGGCATAAACAGGTATTAAATATCCACTGTCAAATGTAGTCTTATAACTGTGACTACGACTGAACACAGAACGTTGAATCTGCGCATCAGGAACTACAGAAAAACTATGATTTTTCTGCATCATTTATCCTTTCTAAAATATTAATTTTTGGTTCTTGCTTTTCAAAAAAAGCTATCAACAAACCAAGTGATACAAAATCAGGATACAAATTGAAACCACCACACATCATATCATAACTACCAACTTCATATAGCTCGAAATCCTCAGGATGTTTAGAAAACAACAATGTTTTGTCTTGCAAACTATCACTAAGTGATCGTATACACTCACCTCTTGAGCGGAAATAAAACGGTGACATCCAAATCTTAGCCTTGTTATCGTATATTACGTATATATATTGCATCATTTTACTTTTAGCCTCCTCTTGATTGAGCAAATCATAATTCCAATACAATTTTTAAATGTTCCACGTGGAACACCTCACACTAAATTAGATCCATCTCAAATGATCGTAATTCAACTTCTTTTTTTAACCTAATCATACTACTTTCATGTAATTTTTCTAATCTTTCATGGCTTACAGCACGCTCCTTTCCTGTAATAATCCTACTAGACAAAACCTTTTCCCATTTTTCCGGATATAATTCCTGATATACTTTATCGTAGTATTTTGGAACCCTAAAATATTTCCCTTGAATGATAACAAAATCACATGGATATATATCATCAATATAATACTTAAGAAACTCACTCGATATAGGAGGTTTTAGACTCATGGTGCTATACTCAGATTGTTTTCCTTTATAATGCTGGTGAGCAAGTCCACCACTAATTTTTTTGGTACAATATCGAGCCACGTAAGCACAAGTAATAACGTTAACATTACCAATACTGCTATAACCTTTCGTCCATAAACTTTCGAGCATTGACGACCGATATAAGGTACTTTCGCCCGTCCCTTTCCAAAAAGATTTATCGGGGAAATCGTAACCATATATGATAGCATGATAATGCGGACGACCCATTTTTTCGCCATATTCACCACAGTGGTAGTACTTAATTTTTATCGGATAAATTAATTTACGAAACCGCTTAAGGAACTTTTGAAAATCGTCTTTAACAAGCGACCCATAAAGAGGTAGATTATCATCATTGTAAGTCAATGTGATAAAACAATTGCGATCATGAAATTGTGCTTCATGAACTAGTCTCACTGACCAATCTTGTACACGTCTCAACCTGCATCCAGTACACTGACCACATGGTACTTCCATAGGACGATCAACCCAAGCATCTGCAAGGCGGAACGTAATACCGTACTTACCATTGACCGTAGGAAACCGACTACGCCAACCTTTTAGAGGGCTATAACAAGGCATATTACATC